TCGGTATCATCAACAACGAACTGCCAGAAGTCAGCGACACGATCTATGACAGCATTTAAATATTCTTTGCTTCGATCAACGACACAGTAATCATGTGTGTTGCCAAAGATGACAGACAGATACGCTTTGTCTATGTCATGGCAATGCATGTACATCTGTACTTGAGGCATGTAACTCTCAAGCATATCGTTCATGCTGCGGTTACTGGATGTGTGCTTGCACTCGACAACGTACTGCACACCTTCTTCATCTTCAGCAATAGCATCAACCTTGGCTTTGATAGGGATTTCTACAATGCCAACATGCGACCTGGCTTTTATTATGAGTTTCTTTTCTTCGATGTCTTCAGAGGCGCGAGGCATAGCCAAGCCAGTATCCTTGGACAACCAATCAAGATTGAACTGCTCGGTGTATGTACCAAGGTTGACTTTGAAGATGTGGCTTAGATCATCAGGCTGCTTGCGGCCTGTCTTGACTTGCCACAGATCATACCAATCACCGCGTAATATATTGTAGAGGTCAGAACCCCCAATGAAACCTTTGCGTTCCATGTTCACTCCTTTATTTATACTGCACTATTGCACAACTACTGACACAAAGCAATGCATTTATGCAGTTTGTTTAACAAAGATCTACGCGGGTGAACCATAGGTTCACAGACCTCAGCAAACTCGGCAAAAGATGGAAAGAACTTAGCTTTCTTCTTAACCGCATCGATGCTGTAGATGATGATGTCAGCCGGATACTGTTGCAGTTCTTCAGCAATCGCAATGCATTTACCATGCAACATATCAGGATCGAATGACGCACCAAGGGTAACGACAGGCGCAATAGCTTTGACACGCTCTGCTATTTCTTTGAATGGAAGACTATGCATAGACTTATCAACAATAGATATAGCCTGCTGTAACTTGGCTACGTCTTTGCATTTGATGTCGTATGTGATGACACTGAAGTCTGAATTAAATTTTTCATCATACGATCTGGATAGAACCGAACTTACGCATGCGCGCACTTTGGTTGTCACTAGGTTGGGATCGCCCACCTCTAGCTGCCGCTTGGCTCCCTCCGTTAATATGTCTAACCGTTGCGGTTTTGCGTCGGTACTTATTAAAGAACCATTTGTATTGCCTGTCCCAACTAACTCTTGTCGAGCCGTTGGCTTGCCAATACTCTCGAAAGCAAACTTCCTCAAAGTCATGGTCTAGCTCCTCTATATTTTTTATTGCATCTATCTCTGCTCGCAGTTCTGGTGATGCAACCCAATCATCAGGTATCAATGTCTTCTTCTTTCTTGGTTTATGATTGGTTACTGATAGGTTACTGCCCACCTCAGAGACAGTCGTGTCTACGTCAGAGACACTGGTGTCTACGAGAGAGACACGATAGGTTGTTGATGTGAATGCGGTAGGCATCCGTGTGATGTAGCCAGATTCGACAAGTGTGTTTAGTTTCTTGGCTACTGTTGACCTGCCCATACCTGTGCGCTTGGCGAGGGTGAATGTGCTAGGCCAGCATTCGCCTTGCTCATTGGCATAGTCACACAAGGTGACAAGCAGCCACTTGGCAAGGGCATCATCGATGTCGAGACGCATAGCGTCAGCCATCATACTAAACATTGGTTGCTATCATTACTCGCTGTTGTCTACCGCTGCGACCGGGCAACTTCTCACCAGTGAACTCAATCAAGCCCTTCTTCTCCAACTCGTTGAAGCGAGAACTAACTGTTGATGAAGACATGCGACCATATTTATTTTCGCAGTAATCAAGCACATCAATATAGATGCATGGCTGTAGTTCTTTGACTGCATCAAGCACCATCTTTTGCACCTTGGTAGGCTCAAAGCTTTCGGCTGCTTCGATACTGGTGATAGGATCATTGGCTCTATATAAATGCTTAGGCATTGGGGGCTGATCCAAGCCCATGCGATCAAACAAATCGTTCATGTTCGCTCCTTATATTGTGTGTTGAACCGCGCATATAATTTATGAACGGCAGGGTCATTGCTGCTTGTCGCAGCATCAGCCAGCATTCGATTAATTAACTGGCAATCTTCAAAGCGCAGCCATACTGGATAGCCATCTGGCGTACCTAATAAGGCGCGGGTAATATAATCTGCTGTGTTTTTATAGTGCTGCATTGTTGCAGTAGAATACAACATGCTTGACATAAAGCCAAGCCTTAATGCAGTATGTAATTGAAGTTGATCCTTCAAAAATGTAAAGATATCGGGTGGTTTACTTGCTCCTTGTAAGCCACCCGATTATTTTACCAGCTAAAGGATTGCTGGCCTCAATACATATAAAGTTCGGCCCACTCTTTTGCTTGAGCAGATAGATGTCGGCTTCCTGTTCCTTGTGTGTCTTGGTCAGGAAACTAAAGCCTCGTCCTGTTGCTTGATATTTAGATTCCGCAATCAGAACTCCGGCTTTGGTTTTGATCTGGATGTCTCCACCAAACTCGCCTCCCAACTGTCCAGACAACGGTTGACGTTTCGCTTCCGCACCGAATTTCGATAGCCATTCGACCCACCATTTTTCGTGGTAGTTTCCTTTATTGCGCTGAGATGTTGCCATCGTTGTTCCTCATGGCATGAGACGCAGACCAATACCCCATGCCCATAGATTACATACCAAGGTGTGATGTCACCGCAGCCCTGACATTTTTTTGAGTGGCCTATCTTATTTGGTTTTGATTTCGACTTGCGCGCCAAGTGCATCTATCCAACAGATTAAAAGGAAGTTGGAAGGCACACGTTTATACTGCTCCCATTTGTGTACGAGTGAGGAGGTGCAGCCGATGCGGTCAGCTAATTCTTCTTGCGACCAGCCTTTCTTGTGGCGAACACTAACCAACCCCTCAACAACTTGTGACCAGCGAGGGCTTATATTTTTTGGGGTAGAGTAATGCGTAAATGCATCGCGCATTAGATTTCTTCAGCAACCTCACGATTATTTATTATCTGCAAAACTTTTTGTGCTGTATTAAAATGCAGATCAGTACCATTTGCAGCACGATAGTAGGTGGACGTTGGGATACCGGCATTACTAAATGCTTGTATTAATTTAACATCTGCTTGTTTTGCAGCGCAGATTAGCTGTTCATAATAGCTTAACATGCTTGCACTCTACTGCATTTATGCATGATTGCACAAGTGATAACGAATATGTTATGCATTAATTACTAATGCGAGTTGACATCTTTTCCTTTAGTTATGCAGTAGTAACTAATTGCATTGGGTGGACAACATGGAAGACTTGGAAGTCAAGGCCATTCGTGTATGGATGCGTTCTATCATGGATGTAAAAGAGTGGACGCCTAACAAGTGGGCAACATTATCAGGTACTAGTCCTACTAATATTACTAGGTTCTTGAACGGTTCAAAATTCGTACCGAGTTCTAAAACGATTGCAAAACTTGCCGCGGTTGCTGGAAGTTCACCTGATCTTGGAGGTCAGAGTATAAGTAACTTCAGTAGCCAAAAGGTACAGTTAATCTGTGCTATCAGTTGCGAAAGACTTGGTGAAATGACTGTTTATGATGTCAAGGGAGACCTTCTAGCCTATCGATTTGATAGAGAACTTACTGCTTACGGACTATCTGCTGGTGATACGTTGGTAGTCCGCAAGCAAAGTAAATTTGAAACAGGGGATACTATTATCCATGAATGGTTGGACAATGGTTTGAGAATGGAAGTTAATGAAGATGGTATGCCAGTTAAAAGATCTGCTATTGGGCTTGGCATAAAGATCAAGGGTCATAACGAGATGTGGAAATCAAGACGCAAAGCTGTTGTATCACTGAACGATGTTGCAATTATTGGCAAGCTTGTACAGATCATCAAGAATTTCGAGTAGATTTTAACAGCTTTAAAGCATGCATTACTGTCGTGTGATCTTTGTCTATAGCTTTACCAATGGTAACAAGACTAGCCTTAGTTGTGGCATAAGCTTTAGCAAAGTATTCATGCCTGGCATTTACAATATTTTTTGCTCTGCGTTGGCCTATCATTTCCATCCATGATACCTGATTGCTTTCGCATACATCTCTTGCAATACACACGCATTGCTCAAGCTGCCATTCGCGGTCAATAAAAACGTCATCAAATTTTGGCATTAACTTTCTCCTAAAAATTATGGGCTGGCTAATGTGGTAGTGCCAGCCCATGTAGCGGTCTCCAATTTTCAATGAGGAAATCAAACCTCACTAGACAAGTGCCTTTCAACGTTGTTGAACTTACTAAAACAATGAGGGTTGAATCTCATTGCAACATTGATCTCGCCATTTACTTGATGACTTGATCAATTCTTCTAATGCCTGATCGTAGTAAGGCATGAACAAGGATTTATATCCTGTCTCTGTCATAGGAAGCTGCACTGGTGGCGTTGCCATTATCTCATAGTGAGACATGGCATACGGACAGTCTTCGTTATATATTTCGTGGCTGATAACGACATCGCTTCCTCTGTATTTGAACTGATGAAGTGTTTGTTTGTTCGTTATCATTAGGCTGCTTCCTGTTGTGCTTGTGGTTGTGCATCGACCATGTACTCGACAGCTTTGGTGGCTGCGCTTGCGGCTTGGAAGATGAACTTGCTGTCATTGCTCAATGCTTGGAGCCAGTTAGCCAGATAGTCTGTGTGATCTGGCCTAACTGTTGGCTCCAATCCAAGGTGAGCCATGAGGAATGCGGCTCCCATTTCTGCTATCAATTCTTCAAAAGCATACTCGGTACGCTTGGATGACATGGTTCGATCAAGCCTAGACTTGTGGCCTGTCCAGTGGACATGTTCATGGGCTAGGGTTGAGTAGTAATCAACGCCTGATCTAAAGTCAGAGAAGGTTGGCATTTCAATGCGGTCTTTGCTCGGCATATAGAATGCACCGCGTTGACTGCCAACAACCACAGTTGATTGTGTGTTGGTAAAGAAACCATCAACGGCAGCTATTGGTTTGTCTGGATTATCAAAGCCAATCATCTTGGGGTAGTACATGTCAGGCAAGCCATCGATCTGATCAACATTGAATACTGAGTACCACTTCATAACCTGATAGGTTTCATCAGTGTCTTTCTTCTGGGCTGGTGCGGTATAGCAAATGGTGGTTCCTTTCTCACCTTTGCGTACCTGTCCACCCAACGCAGCCGCTTGACGATATGTCATCCAGTGTGCAGCGTTACGATCTTGCAGCCACAACAATAGTATGTTGATACCTTTGTATCGTTGGCCTGTTGATCGGAGTGGCAAGAAGCTGCCACCATTGAAGGGCTTGATCCAAGGCTTAGTGCCTGCCTTTAATTGGTTGGCAATCTGCTTGGTTACGTCATCATACTTCGACATTATTTAACCCTCCATATTCTATGTGAATCTTTATCTACCTTTCTGGATAATATTTGAAAGTCGTTGCGATCTGCATAGTTACGAAAACTAGCTACGAAAGAAGAACCGCACAAAAAACTGTCACCAATATCCATGTCTTGCATAAAGGCATACTTAGAAACTGTTCTTTCGATAGGAATATTCTTTTCAATTTTATACATTACATTGCACTCCATGATGTGTTGCGTTCACACATTGACTTGTTGTCATCAGCCTCGGCTTGCATCTGATCAAGCTTGGCTCCCTCCCATGCAGACACAGCGCGAGCCAAGAATTTTTCACGGTTCATGCTGGGGTTTGCATCGCAGATTTTATTAGCCATCTCCACGATGTGAGATGGATGGTCTGACATGGGAGCCAGAACATCTGAGATAAAATCAAGATGTGTATCTTCAAACAAATCCGACATATTATTTTGCTCCTTATATGTGGGTTGGCTCATCGTCATAGACCTCACCAAAGTCAGACCATTCCTGTTCCCACGTTGGCTGACCGTCATGTTCTGGAAGCTGTTCGCTTGATAAAACTTTGGTACTTTCAGCACCGATCAAACCCTGCATATCTATCTGGGCTTTTATGCGTGCTTCATAATCTGAGTTGGCTGACACAATAATCTTGCGAACTGTTGTGCCTTCGACTTCTACTTCCCAATTTGTTTCAGTCATTTTATTTTGCTCCTTCATGTTCGAATGTTCTTCTTATGTGAATGATTAAAGGGCGTCGTTTTTTGACAGGATTGGTT